ACATCATCTGCCCAAGCGGTGTGAAAATAGCTTGTACGGCCATCTGCACCCTTTGCACCGGGAACACCATCAGCACCATCAGCGCCCTTAATCAATGCCCACTTACCAGCGTAATCTGATGGATCATCGCTTGGGACTGATGTCTTGTTAGACCAAACGATTGCCATATACTTTTTACCGGCAGGTAAAGCGCTCATATTGGTGCCCTTATCATCATCAGCGTAACGAACCCATGGATATTTTTCTGTTTGCTTTGCCAAACCGTTAATCATTGCAACAATTCTTGGGTCAAGATCGGATTCGAGCAAGCTGTAGTTACCAAAAACAGCAGTATCACTGTTTGGCACTGTGTAATGATTTTTGACTTCTAACACACGGGCGCTTAGATAAACTGGGGGATGATAGTTGTGGTGAGCAATTTGCACATAATCTCCAATATCGGCCTTAATATCAACAACATCTGCTTCGTAACTTTCTTTTGGCGTATTGACAGATTTTAATTGAGTAATCGTCCGGTTAAGCAATTCGTTTGGGTTGCTTGTATCGTAGCTGTAGTTACCAACAAGATAACCTTTGGTTGCCGATCTGTTTTGAGGATCAAAAGCGCCTAGACGAGCCCATGTTTTTCCTGCCACGCGATCATAAACCACTTTGTCACCTCGAGGGCTAAAAAATCGGCCGTCATCATAGGCAATATCAGCAAATGTAATTGGTTCTTGCTCTTGACCTGTATCAGTAGTTGATGTAGGCGTACTACCATATCCTGCCATGGCAGTGTGCAACGAATCAATTGTGCCGCTGGTCTTTAGCGCCGATAGATTGACTGCATCCACAAATCGCTGTTGCGTCTTTCCATTGCCAATCTCCTTATAGGCATTGACAACTTGTTCGGTAATGGTCGATCCATCCATCTTGACCACAAACTCAAGCTCTGCTCCATCAAACTCATTTGCAATATCGCCAATGCGCTTCAACTTGGTATCTTCTTGGCCATCAAATGACAAAGTTCTTGTGAGCGTCGTAATCTCATTAACGCCTAATGTCCAGCCTGTATCGGCCAATAGTTCATTGGCGTAGTAAGCAAAATCGTGAGCCTCCTTGTAGGTAACTTTGTCTGCCTGCTCATTAATGAGATCCATCCCGATGTCTGCAGCGTTCCACGTTTGTATATAGTCATCGCCATCGTGAGCAATTAACGTGCAAAGCTTTGTTTGGCCGTATTTGTTTATATAAGCGATGTAGCCTCCCACCGCAAGCTTTTTGGCATCAGGGTGAGTATTGTCTACAGTAAAAGTGTATGAAGACAGTGCGACATTATTAGTCAGGACAATATCTTCGGTATCGTTGTAAATCGGCAAACTATTTCTTGCATCAGTTGAAGGCGCGCAGAGGACATGCTGATCGCGCGATAAAATGAACCATTGCATCTATATCACAACCACCCTTCACGAAGCTCTGTAGACACTGCTGGCAAATTTGCCCACGGACTTACTACTATTCCTAATGTTGACTGTCCTGGCGGCGCAAGCAATGGCTGTGAGCCAATGTCGACACGATCCCAGTCGGTGTACTGATTGATTGTCAATAAATTGGTTGATGAGTCTAGCGTGACAATATCTCCCGCTTTAAAGTAGTTAGGCAAGTCTTTGTACAAGTCGACATAGTCCTTCTCAAAATTCCACTCAATCAACCCAAAGTAGTGTGGAAGTGGCAAATCTGCCCATTGTAAGAAGTTAAACGAAACATACATTACCTTCGTGTCTGCTAATTCTTCGCAAGTATACGTTTGTGCGGTTCCGCCGGCTTCACCACCCCATGCAAAAATGAATTGACTACCAGACTTTCTGATATAGCAATGGCCTGTGAATCCCGGAGTATTGCTAAAATCTTCCTCATGTACCTTTGTGCCATTCAAATCATAACGGACAGTAAAGTCCGATGTTGTTTGTGACATATCAGAATAGAGAATCCTTGCCATAGCATTTTTGCTTGCATCATATATCGTCATGCAAATTTGTCCAACTTGACGTGTATCACTTGGGGAATCCAATGACAGAGCTCCTAATCCTGCGTGCATTCGCAGAATACAATTGACTGCTCCCACTTCGCCGTTTGAATCAGCGGGCAGTTTATAGATTAACGAAGGCCCATGAGGCCCATGATTATTTGGGCCAAAATCAGATGGCGTGGTGATACCCAACTGGTTTGTCGGGTCTGGTTTAATTGTGACGGTCCCTGTTTGTGTCATCACGCCCTGATCAGCAGGTATCACGGCAAAAGAAGGGTCGTTCAGTATATATTTGTCAATTGTTGGTCGTGTCTTAACAAGCATTTGAGAATCATCGTAGGTTTTCCCGTTTACTTCCTTCGTATTGCCTACTTGATAATATCTGCCATTAAGTGTCAGCCCTAAAAAACCGTCATCTGAAGAAAATTTGCTCGTTACTTTAACAGGGACCGGTACTGTTCCGCTATTTGTAACTGTGATGGTGTCGGAATAGTATTCAGGATCCGCTGGGTTAGGTGACCACGGAGAAGCAGTATCGTTTTTCTCTAATTTGATATTGTCAATACATATCCAACCACCTCCAGCATATGTTTTAACGAAGCCAAAACGATAATTTGTGACTGTAATATCGCTGTCTGCGGTCATCGTGGCAGAAAACTGATGCCATGTGTCTTGGCCGCCGTCAGTGTCTCTATTGCCGTGACCCATCGACAGGCCCCAAATTGGGGACAAACCGTTCGTTGTCAAATAGTCTGACGCTTGTCCAGTTGCTGAACCTGCGGCCGCATATTTGTAACTATAGGTCCATGTTTCCCCAGCTTTGATAGTAACTGGCGTTGGTAGCGGAAAAACGATGTATTGATCGGGGTCGATAGATGAATCACTGCTTTGGTTCTCAATCCGAAGCATATAAGTTCCAAACGGCGTGGGATATGAAGGCATAGCTGGATTAACTTCAGCGGTTCTGTCATCGTCACTGCTTGTCCCCCAAACAATCCCTGATGGTGTTTTACCTGATTCGAATCCAGAATCTGTCAGCATGTTCACTGGCACGTCCTTGTATGGCGTGTTGTCAGCCGTCTGCGTGGCTACCGAGTGCGCAATGCCACCATCGGGACAGACGAAGCTGATTGAGATTGTCCCTGATCGAAAGCCTTCAGTGAAGGTAGGCTGACTGTCTACGATGGCAAGATAATATTTATCAGGCTCATCCCCAAAGATTAGCTGCTGGGGTTCATCCGCATCAATAGCAGCGGCCAAGGAACGTCTCAATGGCACCAAATCGTCATTCATAACGATCCCAGTTACCACAATCGTCTTGACGTCGCGTGACATGTATTGCAGCATCTGGCCATCGCTAATACCAACCTTTTGCATTGTGTTGACGTGATTAGTTCCTACATCACGTTCGACCATCTGTACATACATCCACTGGGTAATATCTACTCCGGCGTATGTGATTTTAATGCCTGCTTGCTTCAATTAAACGGTTCCTCCTTTCCAATAAGCATTGAACCTGTCTCTTCTGTCGTTGTACTGCTTAACTTTTGGTGCAACTTTTGGATAAAACTGGTCGTCACCAACTTGCAGAACAAAGCTAAGTTTCGTGAGAAGATCAGCAATATTGTCCAGCTTCTTTCCTAAATCATCTGTACCGCTGCTTTCGCTTTCAGCAACCGCACCATTACCCAAGTTGTGATTGATGTTGGTAACAGCCTGTCCCAATAGTTGCCAAGCACGGCTCGTTTTAGTTAACGGCAGAATTGTTTCTGGACCATCTTCGCCAACAAGCGCATGGATTGGCTGTGTGATCAAGCCACCATTAGCGTAACCTTCAGGGCCACTGACACGAGCAAAAGCAGAGCTTCCAGAGCCATAAATGGCCTTCATGTAGTGAATACCGGCAAGCAGATCGTCATATCCGTTATAAACATCGTTGTGGCCGGGGAACTTATACGCATTGAACGTTGGCCCAATGGTTTGTACAAGCCCCATTGAAGGTATGCCGGCTTTAGCGTTGCTATCCCACAGGTTAATTGCCCTAGGATTACCATTTGATTCACGCTGGATAACTCGCATCCATGCAGCAACTTGATAATCACTGGCATCAAAACCATTGGCCTTTAAAGCTTGAATAACATATGGCTTCCAACGTTGCACGCCTGAACCACCGGGATTAGCACCTAGTGTGTCTTGCAACTTTGCCAGTTCTTTTTTAAACCAATCAACAACACTGCCTGTCAATTTGTTAATAACACCACTGGCTAAGTTGCTAAACATTTCAACACCGCCGGAAATGCCGCTAATACTTGACTTGATTAAATCGGTTACTTTTCCAATAGGGTTAGCAAGCCAATCACCAACGGCTTCCAACTTGTCCCAAGCACCAGAAAAGAATTTGCCAACACCGCCAATGACACCACCTAAGTCATAGTGTTCAACGCCAGCCATATTCATGATGGCTTTGGTTTCTTTCCCATTAAAGACACGGGTGCCTTCTGGTAATAGTCCTGTGGCATTACGCTGTTGACTCATGCCGATTTGTCCATTTGGTAGCTGGTAAAGTTCTTTCCAATCGGGTCCAGTACCATCATTGACCATAACAAGATGCATCTTC